CTTCATTATAAATATTTCTCCTCTTAAGAAAATCAGCATCAGCATCATTCATAAAGGCAACGGGTAAAGATTCCTTATCCGGCATAGTGAATTCCATTCCGTGTTCAGCTAAAAATTGCTTGAAACTTAGGTGATTAAACCAGTCGCATCCCCGGCGAACTGATCCTTTTAAGTCATCCCCATAAGTCATCAAAGCAACATAAAATCGAAATGGCATATCAAATCCCTCTGGTTTAATAGAAAGGAATGCGCATCTTGCTAATAAAGAATTTACAATGCAATTAATATAAACAGTTAAATTATGGCCTGATGGGTTAGATCCTGCCATGATCACTAAATCTCCATTAAATGCTGTAACGGAATAACAGATTTCTGTTGCGACACCACGCATAAGTTTAATGTCTCTATCTGTATATTGCCCACACTTTATAGCAATTTCTATCATTACCGAAAATCCCGCCATCATTAACTGAACGGCCATCCGCAAGTCATAATGCTTGTGGTCACCAGCTATTATCCTAGTGTCTCCAAACTTTTTCATGAACTCAGCCAGCTCATGCCATTCGGGACCCTGGGAATTAACTCCTACGGCACATTCGCATAATATCGGGAACAGTGACATAATCCGGGCGATGGGCAAAAACAACTCTCTAATTATCATTTGAAATGCCCATTCTGCTGCTTGAAAAACCCGCACCTTCTCGCTAGTAAGCTTTGTTGGCTCGTCTTTCACAGCAGCATTGAATATAGAATAACACCTTTCTCCCAATAATAGCTTCTCTTCCATCTCAGCCTTAACCTCATAAATTGTTTCATGCATTTCGGCTGGACACTGATGAGAGTCAAATTCCATTGGATCCAAAAGTGTTATCCACTCGCGCTTGGTACCGCCCAAACCAAAGCCGCGTGACGTGTCCTTTTTTACGGCGTCCACGAACCGTTTTCCATCAATACCACATAAATTATCCATTGGCCCTAGAGGCTTTAATTCCTCACGAACCCAAGCATATTTATTCAATTTTGTGATAATAGGCTTCACATAATCATTAAATGCTCTAACAAGCAAATACCCCTCAACTCCAATGCTAGGATTTGAAGATTGACTTAGTGACCTCTGCCACATCATGGTACGATGGAATTTTGGGGCTCCGTGTCTTCTGGGATGCCCCGTGACCTCAGTTATAGTATCTGAGATCGGAAGAATCTTAACTTTACTTTTAGTGTAAGTAGACCTTCCTATTGTTTGCCCGAGGTACTCTATTGTACTCCCTCGTGGTAAATAATTAACTGGTGATTTAGGGTGAATTTCAGTATTCAATAAAACCTGTTTTTCATATCGTTCTACAGGAAAAGTTCCTCTGTGATGACAGGGAAAAGCACCTTTCCATGTATCAGTTGCTATGTCACAAGCTTCATTCAATTCCTCCTCAGTTATAATTAATCCTTTACCATGTGGTGTCCTAGGTACTCCCCGCAGGTGTATACAGGCTATAGTGTTTTTTCGAAAACGAGCTACAGCTACTCCCATACACAAACCTACAAAAGTATTATAGGGCAGATCATATTTATATCCAGGACCTCCCGATTCCGAATTTTCAGTATATACTAACTCGATTTCGTCACTCGATAACTTTCCTGACTTATCTTTATATAGAAAAGTAGCAGGGCCTGAAACCGTAGTGAGTTGAGGAAATAAGTATTTGATATCTGTAAATACTCCTCCAGAGGGGATATATACCAGGGCTAAATCCTTACCTTTAATTGGAACAATATACTCTGTGCTTATAATAGCACGAAATGTCGAATTCAATAAGGTAGGATCTTTCCTGGTTATAGTAGCTTTCATTTCTGATCGGTTCTTGAATAGATGGTAAGGCAATAAAAATACATTGCCACCTATAGCTAATATATCACACTGTTGTTGAAAATCAGCTTCTACAAAAACTCCATGACACAAATTATTCGCTACTTTTGACACAACTTGTTCATGTGTCATTGTGGCACTGCGGTCATTAACATGTAATTGTTCAACGACAGCAGTAGCCCACGGGTTTTCCTGAGAATCCCGCAACTCAATCTCTTCTCGGCTCTCAGGGGCCAAAGCGGTTTGCTCAACACTTCGAATTCCGCGATACATGCATAGTCCAGTATGCAATAGTTTAAGCGTAGCACACACTCCAAAAGCGTATAGCATGTGCTCCGTTCGAATGGATGAGTAAACATCGCCCAAAAACCCCCTTCGGTCGCTCAATTCCGCCAACTTCTTATCTCTCCAATATAACAAGCCAGCAACATACAAATATGCAAAGCATAAAGTCACTAGAATAAAAGGGAGTATATGGATAATACTACATAGGCGAAATAGCACCGAATAGGCCAGAAAAGACCCAATAATCACGAGATATCGTAACGTTCTCTCATAACGAAAGAAATCCCGGTGATTCACACTAAGATAAAGCTTTTGAATCAATGAAGTTCGCACTAAGAATTGCGGAAGTGCAGTATATCTAGTTAAACTAGATACTCGATTTAATTGCGCCATAATAAAGTCTGTAGTCTCCTCGATACGGGTTTGTTCTTCAGTATCTTCATCATGAACGACGGCAAATTCCTGCATTTCTTCAGCTAATTTATATAATTCATGCTCTTCCTTTGTGAGAGGGAACTGTGCTGGAGGCACACACTTGCATACTCCCCTGCCCCTATCACAAATTGAACAATATCCTCGAGCTGCAACTAACGCTTCACTTTTAGCAACTAATTTTCTTTGATTTTCAAAATGTTGCACACAAGCATCAGTTATAAACAACAGACTCTCGTATATGTTCTTGGGTTTGGGTGTCAATTCATTATTAGCTCCAATTAAATGGTAGCC